CAGGAGTAACTGGAGATACTGGTTCAACAGGACCCGTTGGCGCAACAGGTGCTACTGGACCACAAGGCGTTACTGGTGATGTTGGTGCAACTGGCGTTACTGGTCCCGTTGGTGCTACAGGTGCCACAGGCCCTCAAGGAGTAACTGGAGATATTGGACCAACTGGTCCTACAGGTGTAACTGGCGATACTGGTGCTACTGGAAGTACAGGTGCCACTGGTGCGACTGGAGCCACAGGCCCAGATTTTGCGGGATACGATAGAGTAATCTATGTATCAGGAACAGATGGAAACGATACAACTGGAAACGGTGATCTAACAAAGCCAGTAGCAACAATTACAAAGGCTTTAACACTTGTAGATTCTAATAGATGTACACTTTTGGTTTATCCAGGTACATATACAGAAAGCGTTACTCTTCCATCTTTCCAGGGCATTAATATATCTGCAGTAAATATTGATAGTAATGCTCAAAGTTATACCTTTATTAATGGAACAGTAACTATATCATTTGCAAACGCTCTTGCAACGCTAAATGGATTAACTATTGGCACTCTTGAAGTTACAGGAAGTGCTAGTGCCTGGGTAAATAATTGCAGAGTTGAGACTGCAACTAATAAATCCTCAAGTGGTTTCTTATTTGTTAAAGGTGCAAAAAATAATATCCTTTCTACAATATCAGTTACAGGTGGTGGACAAACTCGCTTTGATGAGTGTGCTTTTGTAGGTATCCCTACAATTAATGCTGCTTCTTCTATAGTTACTTTTAGAAATTGTGCAAGCGTTGGTACTGTAACCAATACAAATGGTCTTACATTCCTTGTTGATTCATCAGTATTTTCTGCTGCCACATACCCAGTAACTTCTGCTGCTGGACAACTTGCAATGTTTAACACTCAGGTATTTAATAATGTTGGAACTGTAACACAGCCAATTTCAGTAAGTGGCGGAACATATTCAATAATTAACTGTCCAATTAACTTTGATACTTCTGTATTTACTGGCGGAACTAATTTAAATATACCTACAACAATTGGGCCAATTAGATCAACTGGTCAAATAACTGCTGATCTTGGTACAACTGGTGGAGGAATTTTCATAAGCAAGGGCTTAAATAGAAATTTAACAAATATTGGTATTGGAGGAGTTAACACACTTGGTGCTACTACAACAGGTACTAATAATATTGCAATTGGAAATGGTACTTTATCAAGTACTACAACAGGCAATGTGAATGTTGCAATAGGTGCTGGTGCACTAACTGCAAATACTACAGGTTTTGCAAATGTTGCAATTGGGCCTGCTGCTTTACAATTCAATACAACAGGAACTTCTAATACTGCTATTGGAAATAATGCACTTGTAAATAACACACTTGGTTCTGTAAATGTTGCAATTGGAGAAGAAGCACTTCTTTCTAATACAACAGGAAACAACACTCTTGCAATTGGCTATAGAGCATTAAGAAATCAAACAACAGGAACAGGAAACATTGCTGTTGGTCCAAATGCTTTGCGAAATGTAACAACTGGTGCAAATATGGTTGCCTTTGGTTCTAATTCTTTAGAAAATATTATAACTGGTACTGGAAACATTGGAATTGGTGCAAATACACTTCAATATTTAAATGGTGTAAACGGTAATACAGCAATTGGAAATCAAGGTCAGGGTGTAAACTTCTCTGGAACATTTAACACCAGCCTTGGCGGAGCCTCAATGGTTCAAATTATTGGTGGTTCAAATAACACTGGATTAGGACAAGCAACACTTCAAAATTTAACAGATACAGTCGCTTCACTTGGAACAATTGTTCCAGGGTCTGGATACACTGATGGAACATATACAAATGTTAATTTAACTACTGATCATTTCTATGGCTTTGTTGCAGGAAACCTTACTGCAGATATAACAGTATCAGGTGGAGCAGTAACAGCAGTTACAATTGTAAACGGCAGAGGTGTTAGAGTTACTTCAATTCTTACAATTCTGGCTTCAACTGCTCCTGCAGGACTGTTAACTGGTACAGGATTTAGCGTTCCTGTAGCATCTGTTAATATTTCTTCAGGAAATACAGCAGTTGGAAGAGATGCAGGAAGAAATCTTTCTCAAGGATCTAATAATACATATGTTGGTTTTGGAGCAGGAACAAATAACAATAATGCCTCAAGAAATGTGTTCATTGGATGGCAAGCAGGACAGAATGAAACTAACTCTGACAGACTATATATCTCTAACTCATCTACTTCAACTCCACTGATCTTTGGTGTGTTTGATCCATCTGGTGGTACTGCTGGAAGAGTTAAGATCAATGGAAATCTTGAGATTAAGGGTAAGACTCCATCATCTGCTTCTGACACAGGAGTAGTTGGAGAAATTGCCTGGGATTCAGATTACATCTACATCTGCACAGCAACTAATACCTGGAAGCGAGTAGCAATAAGCACATGGTAAAATTAACTAAGGGAAAAAGGTAATCAAATGAGTCTATCTAAAAGACTAAGAGCATCTGGCGAAGCCAGAGATATGAACAGTCAGTATATCCTTCCACTGATTCCACCTCGTCCTTTGTTTGGTGTTGCAAATACAGGTACCTATGTAGACACAGAGTCTGCTATTCGCACATCTACCGTTTATTCATGCGTAAGACTTCTTGGAGATACCATTGCTTCATTGCCAATGGGTGCTTATGTACGCAGAGGCCGTAATCGCCTATCTTATGCATCAGTTTATAACTATACTCCAGAATGGGTAAACAAGCCTAACCCAGAATCAACAAGACTAGAGTTTATTGAGCAGGTAATTACATCTCTACACCTACATGGTAATGCATTTATTTTGACGGTACGAGATGATAACAATGAAGTAACAGAACTATATGTACTAAACCCAAATGAAGTAAGAATTGAAAGACCTGTTCCAGGAGAGCCTCTTGTTTACAGAGTTAAAGATTTAGATAATAATCTATATGATCAAATTCTAACAAGTAACGAAGTCCTTCACATTCCACTATTTAGATTACCAGGATCATACTACGGACTAAGCCCAATTGGTGCTTGCCGTATGTCTGTTGGTATTGCACAGGCTTCTGATACATACGCTGCATCATATTTTGGTAACGCATCAAATCCTGGTGGAGTTATTGAAGTTGCAGGAGAATTAAATGCAGAGCAAGCAAGAGATATTGCTAGTAACTGGCAAGAATCACACTCTGGTCCGTACATGGCAGGTAAAGTTGGAATTCTTTCTGGTGGTGCATCATTTAAGCCACTATCACTAAATGCACAAGATGCACAACTACTTGAAGCAAGAAAGTTTAATGTTGAAGACATTGCAAGAATCTTCCGTGTTCCATTGACACTGCTAGGACACCCAGTTGCAGGTTCAATGTCCTACTCATCAGTTGAAGCACAGAACCTTTCATTTGTTCAGCACTCATTGCGTCCATTGCTAGAGCGTTTGGAACAAGCACTATCTCCACTACTTCCTGAGCCAGATGGATTTATTCGCTTTAATCTAGATGCACTTTTGAGAGGTACAACAATAGAGCGTTTTGATGCATACACAAAGGGACTAAGAGAAGGCTTCTTGTCACTAAATGATGTACGCAACTATGAAGACTTGTCATCACTTGGTGATCAAGGAGATCAGTACAGACTTCCTCTCCAGAACATTGATGCTAATCAAGCACCACTTGTTGGAGACAAGATGAAGGCTGAGATTGCTTCTATCTTGGTACAGGCTGGATACAACCCAGATGATGTTGCCAAGATGCTAGAAATGACAGACTTGTCACACACAGGACTTCCTTCAGCACAACTACAGCAGGTAGCATTAATTGATCCAGAAGATCCTAACGCTGTTTACAGTGATGAGGTTAAGGAATAATGCCAGTAGAGAATGTTCCACAGTTCATTAGAAATAATGCACAAAGAGGATTAGATTACTTGGCAGAAGGTTTTGGTGGCGATGGACTTACTGATGCTACTAAAAGAGAAGCAAGAGAGATGGCTGATGGCAATATCTCTGACAATAAAGTAAGAAAGATGGCACCTTGGTTCGCAAGACACAAGGCAGATGGAGATGCACCAAAGAACAGTAATACTTCAGATCCAGAATATCCTGGTGCTGGATTAGTTGCTTGGCTACTTTGGGGTGGCAATGCAAACTTTGATGATGCTGCTCAAGACTGGGCACAACGCCAGATAGATAAATTAGATAATGAAACTAATAAAGCAAGGAGCAAGATGAAAAAGACAGAACGCCGTACCTTTACGGTCAGAGACATAGAGGCAAGACAGGCAGAAGACGGTACTATGCGTATGGCAGGCTACGCTGCTGTGTTTAACGAAGCATCTGTTCCTCTACCATTCATTGAGAAGATTGCTCCAGGAGCATTCAGAAAGACCCTCTCTGAAACACCAGATGTTCGCCTATTGGCTAATCATGAAGGATTGCCTATGGCCAGAACCAAAAACGGTACCATGAGATTATATGAAGACGAAAAAGGACTATACTTTGAAGCAGAGTTAGCAAATACACAAGAAGCAAGAGACCTCTATACTCTTGTTGAGCGTGGAGATGTTGACCAAATGTCATTTGCATTCCGTGTTATTCGTCAAAAGTGGAACGATGACCGTACAGAAAGAATGCTTACTGAAGTATCTTTGGCTGACGGAGATGTATCAATCGTCACATATCCTGCATATCCAGCAACCTCTGTAGAGGCTAGAGAAGCAATTAAGAGAGCAATGACTGAAATAAAAGCGGGAAGAGAAATAACAGGAGAATCACTACTAGTATTAAAGCAAATCTTTGGAGACTTATCTGAAGGTCACGAATACATCATGAAGGCAGTAGAAGTAATGTCTATGCTGTTTGGAGATGGAGAAATGGAAGAAGATTCTCTATACCCAATGTCTGATGTTGAAGAAGATGAAGACTATGAAATGTCTAAGCGTGAAGCAGTTGGAGATTTTGTTCGTTGGAACTCATCTGGTGGCATTGCAAGAGGCCGTATTGTAGAAATCAAGACAGAAGGATCTATAAATGTTCCTAACTCAGATTTCAGCATTACAGCAGAAGAAGGAGATCCTGCAGTTCTCATTCGTGTATACAGAGAAGTAGAAAGTGGCTGGGAAGCAACTGATACTCTTGTTGGACACAAAATGTCTGAACTAACAGTAATTGATCCACTTCCAGAAGCACAAGAAGAGGCTTCTACTATTCTAGATGTTGTAGATGTTCCTGGAGGAGGTTCAAAGATTGTTGGAGATCATCCATCAGTTCTAAACTTCTTGCCAGATAACATGCCAAGATCAATGTCTCTACGCTTAGCAAAAGCAAAGAGAAACACAATAAAATAATATTCCTATCCACAAGATAGGACTGAAGTCGGAGTTAGGCTCACACCCGTAAGCGTCGTGAAACCCGTAACCACCACCTCAAACTTAAAAATACTCACAAAGGAGAACAATAAATGTCTTATTTAGACAAAGTAATTGAACGCCGTGATGCAGTTAAGGTAGAGTTGGACGCAGTTCTTGAGGCAGTTGCTGCAGAGAACCGTACAGACCTTACAGAAGATGAAGCAGCAAAGGTTGATGCCCTTGTTGAAGAGTCACGCTCACTAGATTCAAAGATTGAAAAGTTCAAGGCACAAGCAGATGCTGATGCTAAGGCTGCAGAGGCTCGCTCATCAGTTGCTGATGTTGCAATGCCAAAGGTTGGCGGAGCAAAGGTAACTCGTGAAGCCCGTACATATACACCTGAGTCAGGTCTATCATTCGTAAAGGATGCATTTGCTGCTAAGTTCAGCAATGACTACTCAGCACAGGAGCGTTTGGCTCGTCACACTCGTGAAGAAGAAATTGAGCGTCGTGATGTAGGAACTGGCAACTTTGCTGGTCTCGTAATCCCACAGTACCTCGTTGATCTAGCAGCACCTCTTGCTCGTGCAGGTCGCCCAACAGCAGACTTCGCAACAAACAAGATGGCTTTGCCAGCAGCAGGTATGACACTAAATATCTCACGCATGACAACTGGTACATCAACTGCAGTTCAGGCTGCTGAAAACGATGCAATCTCAGAAACAAATGCTGACGATACACTACTTACTGTAAATGTTCGTACAATCGCAGGTCAGCAAGATATCTCAAAGCAGGCAATTGAGCGTGGAACAGGCATTGATCAGTTCATCATTCAAGACCTTGTTCGTGGATGGCACACAACACTTGACAACCAGATCCTTAACGGTGCTGGAACATCAGGTGAAATTCTTGGTCTAGCAAGCACTCCTGGTATCAACACAGTTGTATACAATGAGGCTTCACCAACAGCAGAAAATCTATATCCAAAGTTGGCAGATGCTTACCAGAAGGTACAGACAAATGTTTACCAGAATCCAACACACTGGATCATGCATCCTCGTCGTCTTGCATTCTTGCTTGCATCAGTTGATCAAGCAGGTCGCCCACTAGTTGTACCAACACTTGGTGGACCAATGAACGCAATGGCTTCAGGTGCAGGACAGGCATTCTACGGTAACTCAGGTTACTCATTGATGGGTCTTCCTATCATTGCAGATGCAAACATCCGCACAACTATTGCTGGATCTGAAGATGAGATCTATTGCGTAAATGCAAACGAACTACATCTCTGGGAGCAGGCTGGATCACCATTCGCATTGAACTTTGATGCAACAGGTGCAGGCTCACTCACAATCAAGTCTGTAGTTTACGGATACTCAGCATTTACTGCTGGTCGTTATCCAGGAGCAGTTTCTGTAATTAACGGAACTGGTCTTGTAGCACCTACATTCTAATTTATATAGTTAATTCTATATAATACTTAGAGGAATCTAAGGGAGAGTGGGTCAGAGAAATCCCCATCGCTGGCCCACTCTTTTAAAAAAGGAACTTATGAAAAAAATTAAGAATATCTTTAAGATTAAAAAGGAAACAGCAAGTGCTACTCCAAAGATGGAGAAGGCTATGCTACCTAAACTGGAGAAGAGGAATAAATGAGCAGACCTACGCTTGCACAGAGTCAACAGCCAACTAATGTCTATACGACCTTAGCAGATGTAAGAAATGCATTGCAGATTGAGGATAGCATTGACGATAATGATATCCAAGCAGCCATTCTTGCAGCAAGCCGTATGATTGATGACTACTGCCAAAGATCCTTCTATCAAGAGGGAACTCTTGCTGCTCCAGTAACTAAATATTACACACCTGTAAGTCCGTGGTATTTAGAGATAGATGACCTTATTGAACCAACAGAAATAAGATCAAGAGCAAATCAGTCTGGTCCATTTACTCAGGTATGGAACTTAGATACAGATGTTATGTATGAGCCTATCAATAACCCAGAGACAGGAAAGCCTGTAACTAGACTTTTAGCAATTCAGACATATGTGTTTCCATATTTCTTTCCACAAACAGTTAAGATAACTGGAGTTTGGGGATGGAAAGAAGTTCCATATGAAGTAGAATTAGCCTGCAAGATTCAGGCATCAAGATTATTTGTTAGAAAGCAATCTCCGTTTGGTATTGCAGGATCTGTAGAACTAGGAACAGTTCGTTTGAACTCTCGTCTAGATCCAGATGTTGAGATGCTACTAAAAACATTTAGAAGAAACTTTGGATTGGCTTACTAATGGCTATTTCAAATATTAATGGCGTAAGAGACGCATTAAAGAAAAACCTACAAACAATTACAGGACTCAGGACATATGACTTGATTCCAGATGTAGTTGTTCCACCATGTGCAGTTGTAGGACAATTAGATTTCACATTTGATATTGACAATGCTCGTGGCTTAGACCAAGCATCTGTTGATATATTTGTGATTGTACAAAGAATATCAGAAAGAAGTGGACAAGACAAACTTGATGTATTCTTAGCAGGCAGTGGAACAGGTTCCATTAAAACTGCTTTAGAATCAGACAGATCATTGGGTGGCCTTGTTGATACACTCAGAGTTATAAGTGCAGACAGTGGTACATATGTCTCTGGTGAGCAATCTTTCTTATCGTATCGCTATAACCTCACTATTTGGGGCTAAGGAGAAGCAATGGAATACACAGTAATCTCAAACAAGAAAGTTTGCGGTAAGGTAAAAAATGAAAAACTTACCAAAGATGATATACTTAGTGCAGGTGGAAATGTTGAATTTCTTCTTGCATCAGGCCATATCGTATCCGCAAATGCAGTAAAAGCAACACCAGTAGTAAAAGAAGTACCACCAGTAACACAGCAGGAGCCAAAAGTTTCTGTTTTTAACTCAGATAATAACGAACAAGGAGACAAATAACATGGCAAGAATAGTACTAACAGATGTTGCAGTTGTAATTGGAGCAGTTGATCTTAGTGATCATGTCGCATCAGTTACTCTTGGCAGCACATATGATGTTTTGGACACCACTGCATTCGCAGGAGGAAATGTTCCAGCAGCAGCAAGAGAGCGTACAGCAGGACTTGTTGATAACTCAGTAACACTTGAGTTCCACCAGGACTTTGCAGCAGGAGAAGTAGAAGCAACAATCTATCCACTATTGGGTACACTTGCAGCAGTAAGAATTTCACCAACAACTGGTGCAATTTCTGCGACCAATCCTGAATACCAGTTTGACGCTTTGGTTTCAGACTGGACACCACTAAACGGTGCTGTAGGCGAACTAGCCACTGCATCAGTTACATGGCCAATTTCAGGTCCAATCACCAAGGATGTAACACCTTAATATGTCAAAATTAGTTCTAACTAACGCATATGTTGTATTTGAGGGTACCTATGATTTTAGTGACCATATCTCAAGTATAACCATAAGCACAGTGCATGATGTTTTGGATGTGACACCAGTTAAGGCTGGAACCATCTATAAAGAAGTCATTGCAGGTGTTGGAACTAACTCAGTTACTTTTGAGTTCTATCAAGATTTTGCTAACAACTCTATTGAAGAGTTTTTTGGTGGTGTGCCTCCGTACACCTCAGAGCCAAATCGTGTAGGAACAAAGGTTTCATGTGTAGTAAGACCACTAAATACAGTAAAGTCTGCTACAAATCCAGAATATCAGTTTGAAGCATTAGTGACTGAATGGACTCCAATTAACGCAAGTGTTGGATCATTAAGCACTGTTACGGTGAACTGGCCTATATCTGGAGAAATAATTAAAGATATAACTCCATAATACAACTATACCTTGAAAGGGGAATCAAAATGGATGGATTAAGTATAAAAGTAAAGACCAACGATGGCGTTGAAGGAACATATCCTTTGCGTCCAAAGACTCTTGTTGCATTTGAACAAAAGTTCAACAAGGGTTTTGCTAAGTTGCTAACAGAAGATCAGAAAATGGAGCACATCTACTTCCTGGCCTGGGGAGCCATGAAGGATGCTGGAAAGACTGTAAAGCCTTTTGGAGAAGCATTCTTAGACACACTAGACAGTGTGGAACTAGAGTCTGACCCAAATTCAGAATCCACAGAAACAGCCTAACCTATACGGTAGCAATGATTTCTGTGGAGACAGGAATATCTCCAGTAGATTTGCTTGAGGCACCAGAAGGTATACTTGAGTCAATCGTTATTTATCTGAAAGAACGATCAAAGGAAGCGAGCAGGCAATGAGTAAAGATGCAATAGTGTTGACAGGAGTTAAGGAGACACTAAAGGCATTAGAAAAGTTTGACAAAGACGCAGTTAAGAGTTTTAATAAAGTAATTAACTCTGAACTAAGAATTGCTAAAAAAGATGCACAAGGCTTTGTCAAAGCAGACGCACCACTAAGTGGATGGTCTACTCAACCTGCTCGCAACCCTCGTACTCGTAATGGTGCTGGATGGCCAGCATGGGATCAGAGTGTTATCAAGGCAGGAATTACATCCTCAAGGGCTGAGGGAAAAGTAAGTAGAAGTAAAGGATATACTACATCCGCAGGAGCACTAAAGAACAGATCTGCAGCAGGTATAATCTATGAACTAGCAGGTAGGTCAAGCAGAGGAACTGGTACATTTATCAGTAACCTTGAAAAGAAAGATTCTCAGGCTTCTCGTTTAGTGTGGAAGTCTGTTGATAAAAATAAAGATAGAATTGTTAACAATGTTGAAAAAGCCTTCAATGATGTTAAATCAAATTTACAAAAGAACTTGTTAAAGGAGCGTGGCTAATATGGCAGTAGGTGCAGTAGTAGCCAGAATCCTTACCCAATATTCTGACAAAGGCTCAAAGGCAGCACAAAAGGACATTGCTAAACTTCAAAAAAGAATTGATGCATTTGGCAAGAAAGCATTAAAAAACTTTGCATTAGCAGGTGCTGCAGCAGGAGCATTTGCAGTAAAGATTGGTGTTGATGCAGTACAGGGAGCAGCAGCAGACGAAAAAGCACAGACCTCTTTGGCTATGGCTATTCGCAACTCAACAGCAGCAACAGAAGAAGCAATCACTGCCAATAGCAAGTTTTTAGATCAACTTGAATTACAAGTAGCAGTTGACAATGACGAACTTATTCCTGCATTACAGAAATTAGTAAGCGCAACAGGAGATCTTGGCCAAGCACAAAACCTTTTGGTTCTTTCCACAGATCTTGCAGTAGCATCTCAAAAGGATATGAATACTGTTGCGACAGCAGTTTCAAAAGCAGTAGGTGGAAACTTTACAGCACTAACAAAGTTGGGCTTACCTATTGATCAAGTTGCACTTAAACAAAAAGATCTTAATAAAATATTGAATGATTTTGCCAAACTCAGCAAGGGACAAGCATCCGCAGCAGCCAATACATATGCTGGTAGACTAAAGGTATTACAACTATCCTTTAATCAAGTATTAGATAAACTTGGCTACGCTCTTATGCCACTGATATTAGAATTTACTGAATATTTAACAGCACCAGGTGGTTTGATTGATGCTCTTGATGAGTGGATTGAAAAGAATGAAGCAGAACTACAAGAAAGCCTTAAGGGAGTTTCGTCAGTAGTTAAACTATTAATAGACAATGGCGACAATCTCACAACTTTGTTAACTGTTTTATTGCAGATTTCTACAGTATTAAACACATCTATCTTTGGATTGATCAAATGGGGTGAGTTACTACTAGTTGGTGGTACTGCTGCTTTTGTTTTGAAAAAACTTGTTAAAACTTTTGGTGGTCTTAATTTTGAAATTCTTAAGACTGGTAAGCGATACGATGTTGTAACTAGCAAGGCTAAAAATGCTGCAGTGGCAGGACAAAAAGTTGGCGATGGCTTCACAACTACTGGATCAAGAAAGTCTTTAGGTCTTGTTGGCAAAGCACTAGACTTGCTTAAGAAAAGAGCAAAACTAGTAACAGGACTTATTGCTGGAATTGGTGTTATTGGTTCTGTAATAAAGACAGTAACTGGACCAAGTGATTCTGAGTTGCTAAAGCAGATGCAGGCTCAAGCAAAGAAAGACTTCCAAGAAGAGCAGGCAAGAAAAGAAAAAGCAAGATTAGATAAAATTGTATACGATAATGAAATAAAACTTCAAATACAAAGAGATAAAGCGGCTGAGGCTGCTGCAAGAAGACAAGCACTAAGAGATGCTCAAGAATTAAAGAGACAAAAACTTCTTGAATCACAACTAAAGAAGATAGCCAATCTTGGTGTTAAGGGCAAGGTAGATGAAGAAGATCCTAAGCAACTAAATGCAGCAATTGCTCTTTTAGAAAGACAAAAGGATATCAACGCTATTGATAAGGCCAGACTTGATAGAATGAAGGAAGAAGTCCTTCTTCTAAAGGTTAGAAATGACTTAGCAACAAGATATGATGATATTCTCAAAGCATTAGCAGATAATAAGATAACTACACAAGAAGTTCAAATTCTTGCTCTTAAGTGGGGTGTGGCTACTGAAGCAGTAGATGCATACTTGCTACAACTTAAGATTATTGAAGATGGCACAATTTCAGATGATGAAGTTATTAATCTTGCTCAAAAGTGGGGAAGCACACAGGCACAAGCAGCACAATACCTTGACTTCTTCCAGGCATTAAATGACGGCATTCTAAGCGATGCTGAAATTGAGAAACTTAAGACTAAGTGGAAGTTAACTGAAGAGCAAGTCAAGATGTACGCTGACTTTGTTGGTGTAGTAAATGACGGTAAGTTAACTGATGCTGAAATTATTAAGATTCAAGATAAGTGGAAGTTAACCACTGACCAGGTTGTTGAGTATATTAAGCAAATTGGTTCTCCTGTTTCTTATTCAGGTACCTTGATTGATCCTGCTAAGGCAGCAGAAATAGGTTGGAAGAACGCTCTTGCAGCACTTCTAGCATATCAAGCAGCGTTGGGTGGTAAAGGAGTAACTACAACAACTCCTCCAACCACAACAACTCCACCAGTTGTAACTGTTCCTCCAAAGACAGATGGACTTGGTGGATCTAAGACAGACTCAGCAGCAGCAGCAGCAAGTGCAGCAAATGCAATTGCGTATGCAGTAGCAAAGGCAACAGGAGATACAGCAAAGGCAGCGTTAGCAGCAGCAGGTGTTACTCCAAGTGCCCTTGCATCACAAGAGTCTGGAGCCATTGGAGCAGCATCTATAGCAGCACAATTAAAGGCAGCAGAAGATGCAGTTAGAATCTCATCATCGTTAGCAGCATTTAAGGCTAAGGAATTAGCAGATGCTCAAAATGATGCAGCAGCATCTCGTACAATGGACTATGATGAAAGATTTAGATTTATGGGTTCAAGTACAATGGATAATGCTAAAGGTATTGTTGGTAGTTCAATGGCTACAAGTTCTCCAACAATTATTGTTAATGTTGCAGGAAGCGTAACTGCTGAACAAGACTTAGTTCAAACAGTAAGAAATGGACTTCTAAATGCTCAGTATAACGGTAATAGCATTGTTCTAGAGGCTATCTAAAATGACATTGCCAGTACTTAGAGTAGAAATTGACTTTGCATCTGGTCCATCATTTTCCTATCCTCTACTTCTTGATAATGGTGCTTACGGTATCTTAGATACAAACACATTAGGTGATGCACCTGCAGATGTTGTTGATGTTTCTGCTAATGTTTTGAGATGCTCTACTCGTAGAGGTCGTAACCGTATTCTTTCTAACTTTGAGGCTGGAACTGCAACGGTAACATTAAATGATCCTAACTCAGACTTCAACCCACAGAATGTATCAGGACCATACTTTGGCAAACTAATCCCATTGCGTAAGATAAGAATCTATGCACAAACTGAGTTTCTTGGAGATACTGTTGAAGTTAACCTATTTGCTGGATACATAACATCTTACGATACAGGATTTTATGAAGGAACAAATGCAACTTCTACAGTAGTATTACAATGTGTTGATGGATTCCGTCTTTTAAATAATGTGTCTACTGGTCTTGATCCAATACCTGGTTGCCCAGCAGGTCAGTTATCTGGTGCAAGAGTAGATGCTATATTAGACTTTGCTGGCTTTCCAACATCTATGAGAGCAACAACACCTGGTAACTCTACAATGCAAGCAGATCCAGGAGGAGCCAGATCAGTATTACAGGCTATTCAAACAGTTGAGCAATCTGAGTTTGGTGCTTTCTTTATGCAAAGATCTGGAAGAACGCTATTTATTGACCGTGATGAGGTTGCAAAAAGAGCAGATGTTCCTCCAAGAACTTATACAGATTTAGGAACTCCTGGAACATTTCCTTATGAGTCAATTGACTTTGCCTTTGACGATCAATTAATTCTAAACGATATTACAGTTACAAGATATGACGACAATGTTGGTCCTAACCCTGTACCTCAAATTGTAACTGATCAAGAGAGTATTGATAGATTCTTTATTAAATCGGGACAAAGAACTGGTATTCTTGTTCAGTCAGATCAAGAGGCTAACGACCAAGCAAGGACTCTTCTAGATGCCCGTAAAGACGCAGACCTAAGAATTGACTCAATTACACTAAACATGAACGCAGATATTAGTGAAACAAATACACTTGTTAATCTAAGTTCAGATATTTATAACCTTATTATTGCTGAAAAGCAAATGCCTGGTGGCAGTTCTATCGTAAGAGAACTATTTATCCAGGGTGTTCAGCACGATATAAGTCCTTCTAGATGGATGGTAAAACTGCTTACAGCAGAGCCAATCATCCAGGCCTTTATACTTGATTCATCAAATCAAGGTATACTAGGAAATACAGTTCCACAAAATACCAATGCACTATCATACTAAAGGAGAAAAGAAATGCCAACAGGTAGTCCAAATGCAGGATATCGCACATTTAATACGGGCGATGTTTTAACTGCAGCACAGGTTCAGTACAACCTGCAGAATCAAACAATCATGTACTTTGCTAGTGCTGCTGCAAGAGACGCTGCATTAACAGCAGGCATTGTCCAAGAAGGTATGTTTGCATATCTTGCTGACATAAACGCTACTACATTTTATAATGGAACATTTTGGGAAAACTTTGGAGATGTAACCAATGCAACCCTATTGTCACCAAAGGAAATAGTTGATATTTCTGGATCTGGAGCATCAGGTACTGTTAATATTGACACTTTAACAGCATCTGTTGAAGTTCTTACCAATACTGCTACGGCAGACTGGACTCTTAATGTTCGTGGTAATGGATCAACAACTCTTAACTCAACCATGGCAATTTCAGAACAAATCTCTGTTGTACTTGTTGCACCAATTGGGGCTACAGCATATGAACCAACAGATTTTACTATTGATGGAACATCAACACCTGTTCTTTGGCTAGGCGGATCAGCACCTATAGGAAACATTAACTCAACAGATGTTTATGTTTATACAATTATCAAAACATCTGCAGCACCAGCATATACAGTTTTAGCATCACAGAGCAAGTTTGCTTAATAATTAATAAGGAGTAGCAGTGAGCCCATTATTTCGTAACCCAAGTGGTATAGGTGTAGTCCTACGCTTTATTGCACCAACACCACCACCAGTTGTGCCTCCAGTGGTTCCTCCTGTCGTACCTCCTGTCGTTCCACCTGTCGTTCCACCTGTCGTACCTCCTGTAGTGCCACCTGTGGTGCCACCAGTAGTACCTCCTGTGGTTCCACCAGTAGTTCCACCTGTTAGCCCACCAACTCCTGTAGTACCTCCTGTAGTACCTCCTGTAGTACCTCCAGTGAGCCCACCAACTCCTGTTGTGCCACCTGTGAGCCCACCTACACCAGTCGTACCACCAGTTAGTCCACCAACCCCTGTGGTTCCTCCTGTAAGTCCTCCTACACCAGTTGTACCTCCAGTGAGCCCACCTACACCAGTGGTTCCTCCTGTCGTACCTCCTGTCGTTCCACCTGTGGTTCCTCCAGTTTCACCTTCATGTAACTGTGAAATTTGTCCTACAACTCAGTTCTGCTGTGATTTCTGTGGCGGAATCTGGACAGGAACAATATGCAACCCTTGCTAATTTTTGATATACTAAGGAGAAGTTATGTATAAAAAATATGTGTTCCTAGAAAAAGAAACTAATAAAGTTTTAATGCATTTTAAATTTTTATTAGAATATGAAGATGGCAGCATTGATGAAAGATCAATTGCTTTGTCATCAGCGTTTGAGTCCAATCCAACTTTTGTTGAGGTTGAACTTGATAATCCTGCCACTCTTGGCTGGTACTTAGAGAATGGTGAATATATTCAGTATGACTGAAGAATTAAGCCCATGGCAACAGTATAAAAAGAATTTAGGAACTGCCAGACCATGGGATTTTCTAAAGGCTAATACTGTTTATGTTGAGGATCAAGAAGCAAATGAAAGAATGACCATATGCTTGACATGCCCAGAGTTAGCAAAGAAAACAAAAGTATGTAAAAAGTGTGGATGTTTTATGGCAGCAAAGACTAAATTAGAGGACGCTAAGTGTCCGTTAGGAAAATGGTAAAATGACTAGACAAATTAAACTATTAGCAATGGTAGGAAACGATGTTGCTGGAGAACTTGTTTTTAGCGATGCATTAGAAAGAAATGTTGAATTTTACGATGCTGTAACAACCAACAATTTTACAATCATGGAAGTCAGTCCTGAAGACAATATAACTATTGGCCACTTTTGGAATGGTACAGAGTTTGTAGAGCAACCAGAGTAAGAGATACTCAGAGGGGAAATGGAAAATGAAAGAACTAGCACCAGGAATAGTAGTATTTGAAGATGTATTTACTAATTCATTAGATTATATAAAGCGTATTGAAGAAGAAGGCCTGTCTTGGAGACCAGCAGAAGTACTTGTAAATCAAGATGAGTATGAGTCTGGAACAGACACTAAAGCAAGAGATACTGATTTTATTATGCTTCCACACCATGAGTCAGAAGAAACTGGAATCTTGGCGGAATTTACAAAAGAATTTCACAAGAACCTAAAGCCTTGCTTAGACCAGTATATGGCTACATACTTTGCAACAATAGAAAAGTTTGAGAATCCACAACTTTTGAGGTATGGAAAAGATCAACAGTTCCATGACCATATAGATGACCACCCATTCTTCACTCGTAGAATATCTTTAACATACTACCTAAATGATGAATATGAAGGTGGAGATGTAGAGTTTAATAGATATGGGCTAAGGTTTAAGGCTAAGAAGAATGACCTTTTAATTTTCCCTTCAAATTTTATGTACAATCATAAGGTTCACCCAGTAACTGATGGATTGAGATATGTGGTGGTCCAATGGATGGCATAAACAAAGAAGTTGGCTTAATCAAGAATGTATTAAATCCTGTTGATTTTGACAGACTAAGAATACATTTTAAGGAAAATCCTCATCTTGCAAACATGCCTGTAGATGAATTTGGTCGCAAACTAATTGGTGATTCTGATCCTATTCTAAAAGAATATGCTGAGATACTTTTGCCAAAGGTTAGAGAATACTTTAATAGCAAGACATTACTTCCATCATATTCTTTATTTGCAGAGTATTCTGATGAGACTATTAGTCTTCATAAGCATAAAGATTTAAATGCCTGCACATATACGCTTGACTTGGTTCTTTATCAAGGAGATCCTTGGGCACTTTACATAGATGGACAACCTTACACAGCCAGACCAAATGAAGCAATTTTGTTTATGGGTGAGGAACTTGAACACTGGAGAGAAACTCTTTATAACAATACTGGTAAAATAGGAGTTGTCTTCTTTCATTATGTGGAACCAGACCATTGGTACTTTACTAAAGGACCTGAGCATATTTATGAAATATACAAAGAACACGCCAAAGGAGAAATGAATGACAAGTAATGTTGAAGCAAGATCTATTGTAGACTTCTTTCCACCAGAACTATTTGAGAAGGTTAAGGCAAAGGTTCTTTCCTTGGATATGGGTCCAGATGGTCCACACTTCTATCACACAGTAGCAGGACGATGGCTTACACAGATTGATTTTGATCCTGAAACAGAGGCAGAGATTTTGGAAATAGCAAAGAAGACTTTTGGAAATGACAAACTTCAAAGGGCTGGATTTCATACTGCTAGATACCAAAAGCAAAACGGTATCACTCCACAACTATGGAAGCATGTTGATCAGTCTGCTTGCCAGTACTCGCTAGATATCTGTATTGATAAGAATGTTGACTGGCAATTAATTGCAGATGATAAGACTTTTGATGAAGCACCTAATCAGTGCATCGTCTTTTCTGGCAATGATCACATGCACTGGAGACCAAAGTTTCCAACAGAAGACGAAGACAAATTTGTAACACTTCTATTCATGCAGTTTGCAGAGCCTGACCACTGGTTCTTTACTCAAAAAGACCAAGAAGGATTTGCTGAAAATTCATGGAAGTCAGACTTTAAGTTTAGAGTTCAATACGGAGAATGGTCAATGCCTGACTATAGCGATGGAAGACCTGTATGCAAATGCTGTGACTATCGCCATGTTGCTAACTTTGAAGAAAAGTATCAGGCAGAAAAAGAGTATTGGGACACTCTATATGGACCTTCAAAAGTGGTTTAAAGGCCAACTCAACCTTATAGAAATAGAAGTATACTCTTTCTGTAATAGAAAATGCTGGTTTTGTCCTAACTCTTTTATAGATAGGCATTCTGACAATAATGTGATGCCAGAAGAAATGTATCTATCTATCCTTAATCAGTTAGCAGAAATAGACTATGACAAAGAAATTACCTATAGCAGGTATAACGAGCCATTAGCCTATAGAGAGATAATCCTAAAGCGTATCTCTCAAGCCAGAGAAATCTTACCAAAGTCAAAACTTAGAACCAACACAAATGGTGACTATGTTACCCTTGACTATATTTATGCTCTTAGAGACGCAGGGCTTAACGAGTTGTTTATTCAACAGTACCTTGCAAATAATGAGCAATACGACCATGCCAAGATGAAGAAGCGTATGCAACAGAAGATAAAGATGCTGGGTGTTGACTATGTTGTTATTTCTGACATAGAAAACCACAGAATTGAATACGACCTAATCGTAGATGGCATAGTAGTACATCTAAGAGCAAGAAACTTTGCTGTTGAGGGAACTGCCAGAACTGAAAAAGTTGCGGGATTTAACGAAGAATATGTAAGAACAAAAGCATGTACACAACCATTCAAGAATATGTACATTGATTACAATGGAAGCGTAATGGTCTGTTGCAACACAAGATCAGATGTACCTGAGCACAAGAATGGAATTATGGCTCATGTAAATGATGCTCCACTGTGGGAAATCTACAGAAACGAAAAGTATAAGCCTTGGAGAGACCATCTTGAGAAGGATGGGCCTAAGTCTGGTATTTGTGCAGGATGCAAGATAGATCTGAAAGTAGATGAGTTCTAATGTCTAATAGTCAATTTGAAAGACCAATATTTAACTTTGAGACATATTATGACGAAGTTATCTCAGTCCCAAATGAAGACTTGCCTGTCTATGTATTTAAGAATGTTAGAATTAATCCATGGGCTAAGAACAAAAAGCATTATGAAATGCCAGGATATTGGATGTGCCTTACAGATGGAGGCAGACAATACGGACACTGGCTAAAAGAATCTGTGGGTGGATTTTTATACTGTCAATCAATATTTAAAGACCTAAAGCCTTTCTTCTTAGAGACCTTTTCTGGAAAAGACAACTACACTTTTCATCCAATGGCTGAACTAATAGAGTTTGCTCATGGAAAGATCATGCAAGACTTTGGCGATCATGGCATATACATGATGGGAAATGAGATTCATGACACAAGTTTCTTTATAGAAAATCTTGTAATTATGATGGACAATCAAAGAGTTTTTTTTAATGGTGAGTTTCCTTTCTTTGCTGAGGCACACTGTCCACAGGTTTCTAAAGCATTGGCCAATTATTTTAAAGACTACAAAATTGATGACGAGAACATGCCTAAAAAGATTTTTATGAGTAGAAAGAATGTCAGTCAAGATATGAAAAAGAGTGGTCTAAACAAGAACCAATACTTTAAGAATAGATACTTTGAGGAATGGGTAGAAGACGCAATAGAGAATGCCTTTGTTGACAAAGGATATGCTGTTGTTAGTTGGTCAGGAAGACCTTTACAGGATCAAATAAGAATCTCTCACAACGCTACACACATGGCTGGAATTATTGGAACTGCCTTTCACAACGCAATATGGTCTCAGAATGGAACTAAGTTCTATGCAATAAGGCCAAACACAAGATACCTGTTTGACTGGGAACACGACATAGTTAAATCATTAGAAGATGTTACCTACAAGAATGTGGATCCTTGGGACTGTAAAGACTATCAAGAAATGTACGATTTTATCTATAACTCTATAGACGATGAAAGTTAGACTTATTTTCGTATACTAATAAGTCCAGATAGTTCATTCTTCTAATTTTATTTTCTAACTCGCTGCCTCTTACTTTATTAAACGCAAAGTCTCCTGCATATCCTTGTTCAAAAAGAGTATGAGGAACATATGGAGTGTGAAGTCTTTCTTCAATACCAAAGTCAGAAAGTATCTTGTTAGCCATAAGGTTTTGGCCTTCTTGCTGAAATATTTGACTATCATCAATAAACAAATTAATTCTCTTTATCTTTTGTTCAAGGGCTTCTACTGGTGGATTCATTCCATTAAAAAGAGTCTTACTTTGAAAGTCTGATGTGTAAAACTTAGTAAGCCAAATATCAAGATCTTCTAAAGATATGTCTAATGTATCATCAACATGAACTCCAGAATCGCTTTTTCTCTTTCCAAAATCATCAAAGATTCTGCGATTAGTAAACTCAGCCAGGGTTCTGTCAACGGGATCTCTAAAAATGCTGAAGACATAAGTATCGTCATCAAAGTTTTGCCAAGTATTATGGTCATGAAACTTAGTATTAGACGAAGTATCAATACCATGACTATTCAGAATCTTACAAACATTCTGTATAATATTTATATCTAGCGACACATTTATGGTCTTAGGTATATTTAAAAAATAAAACTTGTTATACATAAAGATAGTATAACAGAAAATAAACAATAAGACCAAGGAGAAAAAATGTCGCCACAAGAATGGGCAGGAATAGCCGTAGCCATAACTACAGTTGTAACTGCATATGTTGGTTCAATTAGATGGCTAGTTAAACATTATCTATCTGAACTTCACAGAAATGGTGGATCCTCGCTCAGGGATTCTGTGGATAGACTTGAGTACCAAGTAGAACAAATAATGAATATTCTGATGACTCAGAATGCAAGACCTAAAAGAAGAACACCAAAGGAGTAAATCATGGCAACAAAGAAACCAGCACCAAAGTCAACAAAGGATCAAGCACTAGCCGTAGCACAATCATGGTTAAGAGCATCTGCAGCAGCAGTTCTAGCCCTCTACATTTCTGGCATTACAGATCCAAAGGTATTACTAAACGCATTTTTGGCAGGTATCGCAGCACCACTACTAAAAGCCCTACAGCCTAATGAAAAAGAATTTGGCATCAAAAGCAAATAAGGTGTACAATAAACATATTAGACTAATCACAGCACACACAAACTTATATCACCTGTGAATTATCTAAAAGGAAGGGCCTGGAGAAATCTGGGCCCTTTTCCTTGTCTTGACCGTAAATCCTAATTGTGGTACCATTGTAAGATGGGAGCAAGAATAGATGATAAAACTGCTGAAGCAATAATGATTGCTGCTGGATGGAAGCCTTTGGCTAAATATCCTCTTGCAGATAAAAAGTGGAAATCTGAATGTATCACATGTGGCACTATAGCCTATCCATATCTTGCTCAAGTTAAAATAGGAATTGGATGCAAAGTTTGTAAAACTGCTAATAGGATAATGCCTCATAAAATATCTGATCAAGAGGCAATAAATAAATTTTTAGAAGCAGGGTTTAGAGCCACAGAAAAAATAAAGCATGGCAAAAGAAATGTCTGGAAAACAGAATGCTTAGAATGTGGAATTGTAGTAAACAAAAGACTTGATGGACTAAAGGCAAATAAAAAATGTCAGAACTGTTATTGGGTTAGTAAAATTATGCCTGAAGAGGAAGCCTTACAGATCCTCTCAGATGCCCTTTTAAAGCCTCTGGAGGCCTATAGGAGTGCCAAAAGTTGGTGGCAGGTCAAATGTCTTAGGTGCAACTCAGATACCAAGGTTAAAGCAAGCACAATCAAACGAGGTTCTGGATGCACAAACTGTGGAAAAAATGGATTTAGCATAGATGACCCAGCATATCTTTATTTAATTACACATGAAGATTTTAACTCTCATAAAGTTGGGGTTGGCAATAGCAATAACAAGCATGACCGTCTTAAGATTTTAGGTGGCAAAGGCTGGTCAAAATATAAAGTCTGGCATTTTAAAACGGGAAGAGAAGCAATAGACATTGAGACTGATATTTTTAGAACCATAAGAAAAGACTTAAAGTTGCCAATACATCTCAGTAATCTTAATGGTGCTTCAGAAACAGTTAATGCTGACTTAATCAGTTTGCCTGAGTTAGAGACTTTGATAAATGAGTCTATTTCTAGCAATAAAGGTGTCATAGTATCAACTAATTCATAAAAAGGCCGCAAATCGCCTGCTAGGTACCTAAAAAGGGTATCGTAGAGTAAGCCTTACAAGACAATATCTTCAAGAATAGTGTAAACTATAGTTATGTCAGAATATAAAGAGGGCTTCCAAGACGGATATATATTCGCCAAAGAAGAACTCGTAGAAAGATTGTCAGAGATAGAGGGTCTGGATGACTGGACCATTGAACAAATCTGTGACATGATAGAAAGTAATAAAATCTAAGGAGGTAAATCTATGCCAATGAGTTGGGGATGTTCACTAACCAAAGGAGAAGATTTATTAAGCGAAACAAAAATCTATGGTCAAGAGTTCTAATAGTCTCTTTACTAGCAGTTTTTCTTCAAACAAGTATTACAACAGACACAGCAAAACCAGAACCTACGATAGTTTATGAGCCAAGGCCAATACTAGAGCAGGTATCTGCAAAAGAAATAGCAAAGGAATTGCTTGATCCAAAGCAGTTTTTATGCCTGACCAAATTGGTAGGGAAAGAGTCAGCCTGGAGACCAGAGGCTAAGAACCCTACTTCCACCGCAAGTGGGATTGGACAGATGTTAGATAGCACAGTAAGCAGTCTTGGCATGAAGAAGTCAGATAGTGCAGTAGCCCAATTAGTTGCTACGCTGTCTTACATATCAAGACGGCATTCCACTCCATGTGGAGCCTGGAAACATTTTCAAAAGAATAGGTGGTACTAAAATGATAGAAGAAGAAAAAGCATTAGTAGATTCTTTGCAATACGAAGAAGTGCTGCAAGTTGATAAAGATGGTAATTTAATAGTTAAAAAAGTATACTAAGCGTAGGTGTTTGACAGCAAGTTATAACACCTGCTACAATAGTATTCTATGAGTTCACCTCCGTGATTTCCATAGACAAATTAGGTCCCAGTGCGTATTGCTCCCGTTCTCCGCATTGGGCCTTTTTTTGTGCCCATTTGCTTTTTAATAAATAGTCATGGTATGATAGTAACACTTCAAGGGCGTTTAGAGATAACTTCAATGTTGGTCCAGAAGCGATAACGGGCAGAGTGCTTATTATCGTAGCAAGCAATCCAGTCTTGTTACAACCGTTGAACCAGCACCACAAGTCGCATGGTTACGGGGTAGTTGCTTTAAAGAGTCATGTCCATATGTTAAAAGAAGATTGGGCAGATTACCTAGAAAAGAAAAAACAAAAAGAAAAGGATAAGAGTAATGGGGAAGAGAATTAATTGGGAAGCAGGAAATACTAAAAGTAAAGTATATTTAAATACTGATAGTGAAACTCCTGGATGGAGAACTTTAGTAAATACTTTTAATTATGTTAATTGTGATGCTTGTACTAGAAGAATTAAAGTAGGTCAAAAAATGCTTTGGCACATTGAAACAAAGGCTAAAATGCATAGACCTCAAGATTGTAAGATGTGGTAATTATGGATAATGCACTTAAGGCAATCTTTGCTGCAGGAGTAGTAAATCTTATAACAGGAAATCTAGTTATTGGACTATCCATTGGTTGGTTAGTTTATTTATATGAAAGTAACAAAAATGAAAAACTATGAGCCAGCAATTATTAGTCACTTCTACCGTAAGAACACTATGGAAGATTTGATGGTTATGTCTGATGAAGAAAGAGATAGAAGGATAGACGAGTATCTTGATACTTACATTGCTTCCTGGCAAAAAAGGAACAAGGGCAAAGACCTTCCAACTATTCCAACATCAACAATTGCTATGGTTAGAGATAAAAGAACTAATGTTGGCAAATCTCCAATCATAGGGAAAAAGTGATACAATGGTCAGAAGATACTTTCATCAAGCGATGAATGAAATACACTATAACAAGAAGAGGGAGCGTAAAAATATGGGTGGACCAGAATATAGAATATTACAACCACACGAAATCGCTGCATTTACAAGAGGCGAAGAATCTACAAGACAAACAGTACAAGATTCAATTGATAGCCTAAATGCTGCTATTGATAGACTAGACAAAATTATTAACGAGATGAAGGAGCAAACAGATGGAAATACAAATTAATCCAGAAGAAAGAAATTACGAACTTGAAGAACTTATTGGAATCAAGGTTTCTTTGATCAATGCACTTGAGCAATTAGATTTTCTGATTGATAGCATGACAGGATGCGACTGTGAGGATGGTTGCTGTAAGTGAGATTCCATGTAGTTGCTTTGCCACATACAAAGGTAACTAAAGAATTCTTTTCCTGTGCCTACACTGAGAAGGTATATGGATTTTGCAACATGATGACTTCTCTTGGTCATGAGGTATATCTATATGCATCAGGTGATAGAACAGATGCTAATGTTACTGACTTTATTCCGTGCCTTCCAGAAGAACTAAGACTTGCTGCTGTAGGTAACAATCACTACACATCAGCATCATTTGATAATACCCTTCCACATTGGAAAGAGTTTAATCGTAATGCAATTAATACAATAGCAAGACACATTGAACAAAAAGACTTTATTTGTCTAATTGGTGGTCTTGCACAAAAGCCTATTGCAGATGCCTTTCCTGACCATATGAGCGTTGAGTGGGGAATAGGCTATTCAGGTACCTTTGCTAAGTACAGAGTCTTTGAATCTAATACCTGGAGATCAGCAGTTTATGCACAACATAGAAATGCAGCAGATATAGATATCAATTTTTATGATGGTGTTGTTAATGGATACTACAACAAAGACGAGTTTCCTTGGCAGTTAGAAAAAGAAGATTATTATCTTTACTTTGGAAGAATGACTCAGCGTAAAGGTGTGGACATTGCAAGTCAGGCATGTGAAAGAGCAGGAGTAAGGCTAATCATGGCTGGCTCAGGCTCATACATACCGTCTTATGGCGAATATATTGGAGAGGTAGGAGCAGAAGATAGAGCAAAACTCCTTGGAGGAGCAATTGCAGCCTTTTCACCTACCCTTTATCATGAACCCTTCTGTAACAGTCATATCCAAGCCATGGCCGTTGGTACACCAGTTATCACAAGTGACTTAGGAGTGTTCACAGAAACCGTCCAGAACGGCTTTAATGGCTTTAGATGCAATACTCTGGCTGAGTTCGTAAAAGCGACGGAACAGGTAAAGAGCCTGGATCCAAGAAAGATAGCCACAGACACATATGCAAAATACAGTACTGATATGATTAGATACAAATACGATAGATATTTTAATAGATTATTAACCTTATGGGACAAGGGTTGGTACCAATTATAACGATTTGGTAACAAAAGACCAAAAAGGGCTATTTCTTTGACATTGTGCAAATGGTCATGGTATACTTATATTATGCAGCAGAGATGTTGCAAATACTACTAACAAAGGGAGCAACAAATGAACATGGAAAACATGAATGCAGCAATTTGCATTTTTTGCGAGACAATCATCGCAGACAAGATTGACTACAGCACAACACAGTTCTGTGCAGATTGTAACGAATATAAGGGCATCACAACCGTTGGAGAATATCTAATGGAATACGGGTTGGTGAGTGCATAATGAATCTAAGTACTAAAGATAGAGCCATTCAATATGGCATTAATGATAATAATATTATAGATAGATTCAAGAGCAAGTTAGTTAATAAGTCAACTGGCTGTATTGAGTACACAGGTGCCATGTGGGACTACAGAGATAGATATCGTCCATTTCAAATTACAATTAAGGTTGATGGACAAAAAAGAGGAACATCAGTTAAGGTAAAGGCTCATAGATTTGCTTATGCTTTACATTACGGATTTAACGCTTTACCTAAAGCAGGAGATCCATTTACTGGACAAACCAAGGTTATTAATCATATCTGCAATAATCCAAAGTGTGTAAACCCAAAGCATCTCAATGTCATGACCTCAGTTGAGAATGTTGGACTTATAGGGGTAGATCAAGAACTATGAATAAGACATGCGTTAAGTGCAAGGAAGTAAAAGACATAAGTCTATACTACAAGAGCAAAGCCTATCGTCCAAACGATGATGGCTATGACTACTATTGCAAGGCATGTCGTAACTCATCAGTATACAAAACATGGAACACAAACAAGAAGAAGTGTACAGCAGAAGGATGCGACAAGCCAAATTATGCTCGTCAGTTATGCAAGTGCTGTTATCACAAACAACTGAGAAGAGAGAAGAAGAGCAAATGATAGAACAAGAACAAGCAAATCCAAGCACGGTACTTCCAAGTGGAGTAATGCTGTATGAGGCACAGAAGATTGTTGACTTCCTACAAACAGGTATTGGAATTCTTCCAGGTACAGGTAGATCAGACTGGCCTAACCTAACTGATGAGCAGTTTGACTACATGCTTAATATGCATAGTAGATTGCACCAGTTCTATACTTTATACAGTCGCTCTAATACAGAACTACCAAAAGAAGACTAATCTGATGGAAGAGTCTAGAGTCTGTTCTAAATGCAAGATAGAGAAGCCACTAACTTCAGAGTTCTTTGGTCCTCAGCAGAAGAATAAGGCTAGACTCCACACAGAATGTAGAGTATGCAAGAAAGCATACATGACCAAATGGCAGGCAGACAGAAGAGCAGAGCAAGAAGTTGATAGGAAACGAGATAAGCATATGTATACAATCAAGGAAATAACAGCAGAAGAGAAGCAACAAAGAATGCATGAAGCCTATGCTTATATACATTATCAAGCATTTGGCAGGCCAATATCAAAACGGCAGTTAAAGGAAATAGAAGGCATAGAAGAATGATATATAAGATTTACTTCTGTAAGGACTGTAACACAGCAACCAAGGATGAAGTAATCTGTATAGTATGTAATAGAACTCAACTAGAAATAGGTTGGGTAGAGACAGAAGAATGGGGAAGTAAGTAATGACATATCTATGGATAGCATTAGCAGTAGTAACTGCATTTGTACAAGGACGCAGCATGTTTGGTTGGGCATTTGCAGCATGGCTCATAGGACCATTTGCATTGATACCATTAATGTTTATGAAAGAGAAGTCTGATGTTTCAGATGAAAGAATGAATCTTCTTCGTCCAGCAGTAGAGAAGTATCTTGTACGCAAAGAGTTTAAAGATGTTAACACAGTTGATGATCTGTTTAAGCAATTGGAGACTAAGTAACCATGCAATGCTCAGTATGTAAGTTTCATGTAGAGTCAGGACAGATATGCAAGAAGTGCTACTCATCATTGAAGTCTATGCTTACTGAGTTGCCTGAACTACAGCAAGGTGCTGCATCACATATTACTCCAGGTAGATCAGGCTCAGGCTCACCAAGCACTGAAAGATCTATTGGATTCAATGTTAACGCATTAGATTATTCTATGGGTAAGGAACTTTTGGGGATACTACATAAGTATGAAGCCCTTATCCGTAGAGCAAGAACCCTTACTCCTCCAGCCTTACTTGAAAGAGAAGCCACAGTAGAACTAGAGGTTGCTGCAACAGTCTCATTTCACTTAGCCCATCTGGATTGGACAGTCCAACAGGATTGGTTGGAGGATTTTGCGGGATCAATAAAGGAACTCCATAGTAAAGGTATGAGTACTAATAAGAGATTCATAGAACAACCAAGAAGGATTCCATGTCCAACAGATGAGTGTAAAGCCCATATAGTTATAGACATAGAAAATCTCATGGCTGGTGTTACATGTCACAAGTGTAGGACTTCATGGACTCTATATAGATTATTAGCCTTGGCTATGAATAACCCTAATAGAACCTTTTGGTTAGACATAGATGCCATTTGCCTATGGATGAACATAACCAAGACACAACTTAATAAGATAGTTAAGGACCACAACATACCAGTAAAGAATGGTTTATATGATATCTCTGCCATAGCGAAAGCGAGAAGTTTAATTGACTAATCTTAGAATATACTGTATAATGAGAGCAACAGTATTTGCTGACCCCAAAAGTTTGACGGGAAAGATAAAGCAATGGCTAACATAAGCAAACAAGACCTTGATCAAATACAACTAATAGACGAGAAACTATCTAATGCTATCCTACTTAGAGCAGATACAATAGACAGCAAGAAGCATCTAATCAATGATATGATAGAAGAACTGCTAGACGAGAGGTTAAGGGTGAGCAAAGGTGTTTGATATTAATATTACGCTTGGCCCAATAAATGTGGGTATCACAACAGATGAACGATTATCATTAGATCTAATAGACACAATAATAAATAAGGCTGTATTCCAAACAATGGTTTTAGATAATAGCCATATGGCCAACATGGTCAAGTATGATAACTATGATAATGATACAGACTGTGAAGAATGCCAGATACTGCCTGACGAATTAGATTAATATTAATGAAGAGATTTAATTCACCTTGTTTATATTGTGGAATTATAACCAGGGGCAGTGCCTGTCCACAATGCATTCAAACAATTCAATCAAGGGACCCAGCCAGAGCCCAGAGAAATAAAAGATATGATTATCAATGGCAAAAGTTATCAAGATATGCAAGACAAGTGCAGCCCTGGTGCTCACGATGTGGATCAACAAAAGACCTGACGGCAGATCATATATTAAGTTTGGCAGATGGAGGACAGAATGTATTGTCCAACATTATGGTTTTATGTCGTTCGTGCAATTCATCTAAGAAATAATATATAAATAAACTAACATAAGGCAACCACCCTCGCACCCATCCCTGGCAACCCCTGGGTACGGGTAATATCTTACGCTCAAATAACTGTTGCTTACCCTGGCTGCCCTTTCGCATATAATATAGCGAAATTGTCAGTTTTGGACATTTGGCCCAAAAGTGTCAACGATGTTGAAAAAAGGAATTAGTAGAAAAGGAAAAAAATAAAACATGGCTCAACCAACTGCGGGAAGGCCACCAAAGCCTAATGAAATTAAAAGACTCATGGGCAACCCTGGTGGAAGACCTTTGCCAGATTTAAATGTGATTACGCATTTGCCAATGGCTAGAGAAATACCAGAACCACCTGAGAGTCTTAAGCAATCAGGATTAGATTTATGGAATCGTGCATGGGGTGTGGCTGTTACTTGGCTTAGTCCTGTTAGTGATATTGAGGCTATTAAAAATGCATCGCATTTGGCTGATGCTAATGAAGCAGCAAGAGACCGTTATATGATTTCTACAGAGCCTGCAGATGCAAAAGCATATGTGGCAATTAATAAGGCATACACAGATGCTCTGACCTCACTGGGTTTTGATCCAGTTTCCAGATCTCGTTTAGGTGTAGCAGAAGTACGAGCAGCAACTTCAATTGATAGATTACTGGAGAAGCGAGAGCGTCGTGCTAAAATAGTATTTGCAGAAGAAGACACAATCCAAGGGGAAACGATAGACAATGAACCAAATAGCAATTAACGATATAGGCAGTCTAGAAGACTTTCTAAAAGCCATTGACGAGTCCATGAAGACATATAATGTTGGGGATGCAGTCAAAGGCACAGTAGTACAGATTGATCGTGAAGGAGTCCTTCTAGATATTGGCTGTAAGACTGAAGGATATATACCTAAGAAGGAAGTATCTGCCAGACGCACTATTGATATTCATGATGTTGTCTCAATTGGCCAAACAGTTGATGCCAGTATTATTGGTATTGACCAAGAAGGCCAGTATGTTTTGTCTATGAAGGAAGCAGAAGTTGAGGCTATCTGGAATGAAGTTGAGGCTATTTGGAATTCAGAAGACAAGGTTGTCTCTGGCCAAATTACTAAATTGGTCAAGGGTGGCATGATTGTTGATATTGGAATTAGAGCATTCTTGCCTTCTTCTCAATCTTTCATTGATAAGTCAGAAGACTTCTCTCGTTATGTTGGCCAGATAATTCAAGCCAAGGTAATTCAGTTTGATAGAGAAAAGGGCAATATCGTTATCTCACGAAAAGCACTTGTTCAGCAAGAGCAAAAAGAAGATAAGATGATGCAGTTTGCTCAATTAGAAATTGGCCAGGCATATATTGGCAGAGTTTCAGGTATTAACAATTTTGGAATCTTCGTCTCACTTGGCCTTCTTTCTGGCTTGGTTCACAAATCTAAAATGGGCAAATGGACTCCTGAGCAATTTACTATTGGTCATGAGGTAGAAGTTGAAGTCTTAGAAATTGATTTTGATAAGGATAGGCTCTCGTTAGCATATAAGGGTTGATCATGGAGAACAAAATAGAACATTGGCCTCCATCATATCTCTCTCCCGTTTCCGCACTTGAATTGCAAAATAGTCGTGGATATGATGTTATAGATTTTGCTGAAACACTTTGTCGTATTACTGAGGATTCAATTGCAGGAAATGTTGGGGACAAGTTAGTCCTTCGTGACTGGCAGAAAGAACTCTTGCTACATTTGTATGCAGAAGATGAGTCTGGCCTTCTAAAACATCGCCGTGCTTTGATTGGGATTCCTCGTAAGGCAGGCAAGTCTGCACTTCTATCTACCTTGGTGCTTGAGCAGTTATTGCTTGGCGTAAACGGTGGACAGATTTATTCTTGTGCTGCAGATAAAGAGCAGGCTAAGATTATTTTTAAAACGGTAAAGAGAATGGTTGAACTAGAACCAGAACTCTCAGAGGTATTACAAACATTCAGAGATGTTATTTATAATCCTAGTACAGGTACCGTATATAGAGCCCTATCGTCAGAAGCGTTCACTAAAGAAGGTTTAAACTCTACATTTGTGGCATTTGACGAGTTGCACTCACAGCCAAATAGAGAACTATACGACACAATGTCTCTGTCTATGGGTGCTCGTTTAGAGCCAATGCTTGTAGCAATTACCACTGCTGGAACGAAGTATGACTCATCAGGTAAAGAGTCTCTCTGTTACCAAATGTACCAAAGAGGAGTTCAACTATCCAAAGGTGAAGTTGATGATCCTTCCTTCTTTTTCGCCTGGTATCAAGGAGATGAAAAACTTAACTACAAAGATGAGGATAATTGGCGTAAGGCTAACCCATCTTATGGTGATATTCTCTCTGCAGAGGATATGAAATCTGCTTCGCTCTTGACTCCAGAGGCTGAATTTAAAACTAAAAGACTTAATCTATGGACTGATTCTGCTCAGACTTGGATTCCTACTGACGCTTGGGATAGCCTAACTCTTAAAAATAGAGAGCAGATTCCTGGCGAAGATGTTATTTTAGGTTTTGACGGATCCTTTAATGGAGACTCAACAGCCATAGTTGCATGGTTCTTAGGTGGAGAAAAGCCTCACTTAGACATATTAGCAATTTGGGAAAGACCAGATGATGCAGATCAGAACTGGTTCATACCCGTTGCTGAGGTAGAATCGTGTATAATAGATGCATACAGAAACCCAGATTACAGCATTCGTGAAGTAGTCTTTGATCCTGCAAGATATTCCAGAACTTTTATGCTTTTTGATGAGGAAGGTATGCCAGTAGTTTCTTATCCAAACTCTGCAGAACGAATGGTTCCAGCAACTGCTAAATTTTATGAGGCAGTTATGAATAACTCATTTACTCACTCAGGTCATGAAGCATTAAACAGACATGTAGCAAACTCTATGACTAAGACCTCATCAAGAGGACTTATGATTCAAAAAGCAAACAGCAAAAAGAAGATTGACGCTTGCGTAGCATCAATCTTTTCTTATGATCGTGCCACAGTGCCAGTACCAACAAAGCCTGTAGCAAGATTCTTTTCACTATAAGGAGAAACATGAAAACAAAGAAGCCAAACATAGACTGGTCATTAACGACTGAAGTAGTTGGTGTAGGACTAGCAGCATATGGCTTATTCTTGATCTTTCCTCCTATTAGTTTCATCGCACTTGGCGGATTTTTAATCTGGGCAACGGAGAGACAGTAATGGCAATCGCAGGTATTTATAACTTTACCCTTGATCAAGGTTCTACATGGACACTACAAATAGTCTATAATGATTCAAACGGCAACCCAGTTAACTTGACTGGCTATACAGCAGAGATGCAGGTTCGTCGTAAGTTTGATTCTGATACTGCTGTGTTAACTCTATCAACTTCAAATGGTGGTATTACAATTGTGCCATTGACAGGAACATTAAATTTAATTGCAACAGATGAACAAGCAGCAATCGCTGCAGGTCTTTATGTTTATGACTTAGAACTAAGTATTGGTGGAGTCAGAACTCGTTTAATTCAAGGAACAGTCACAGTTAGCGGAGAGGTTACACGATAATGACTTCAATATCAAATCAAGTAGTAGTCAATGAAACAAACAACATTGTAACAGTATCTGCACCTGGCCCTGCTGGTTCACCTGGAGTTACAGGAGCCACTGGACCTACTGGATCAACTGGTCCACAAGGAATAACTGGAGTAACTGGTCCAACAGGAGTTGGAACAACTGGTGCAACAGGACCAACTGGAGTTCAAGGATTAACTGGAGCCACAG